GTTCTTGGTAAGGAACCTGTATACCATACAGGTTTTTTTAACATCACGGACTCTAAATAATTATAGGTCACGACTCGGTCAATAACATTAGAACCATTACTACAATAAAACCAATTCACTTCTCCAAAGAGGTTATTCAAACCACAATTAATAAGATTTCTTGATACAGTATTAAGATCATCAAACACATAGTCTTCAACGAGACATGGCATCGTTTGAAGTTGACCAGCGTATTGAAAGAATCCATTTTCAGACATCCAGAAAGCAGTACCATCCACTTCCATACAGGCATTCTTACCAATGAGTCCACAGTTGGTTCCCACTTGTTCGAAAGAAAAGGTAAAAGGTTGACCAACAAAACGCATCAAAAAGATGGCTGAATCAGTCCATATATAAATGGCATCTCGACCTCGAATGGCACCCATGATTTTAGATCCATTCGCTAGTCTTTGCGTGCCAGCGGTGTTCGTTGCCGTTGGAGTATAATCACTTGTACTTTCTTGATCCGAGAATCGTATAAACATATCATCCTGACTAGACGTATCTGCAATCGTTGTTTCAGTTCCGAAGAAAATTAAGTGACGATCAACCGGAGATACTAACATATGTCTTGAAGCAGTGGGTGCGCCTGCAACCACTGTCGCTCGATTCGCTGTCGGGTTTGAAGCGGCTGCGTCCCATTCATAACAAGCCCCATTATAAACAAGAGCCATGAGTTTAGTTCCATAATTATCTAGAACCCAGAGTCCAGGTTCAATAGTATAGTCAGCTGAGGATGCTTCACCCCAGGCCACATAGTCAGAAATATTAATTACAGTATCACCGGAGCTGTGAGTCGATGGTGAGGAAGAGCTGGATTGGGGTGTAGTTCCATTCACTCCTCGAGCCCCTCCACTTAAAACTCCTGTAGCTGTATCATTGTTGGTAAAAGAAATGTCTTCAGTGCCCACACTAATTTCTCCTGAAGTTGGGAAAGCTGTGGAATCGTCCACCGTAATGGTAGTGGTACCAGTAGATGAAATGTCAGTTGCTAAAGTTGTAGTAGCCGCTCCTGAAGCAGATCCAGACCAGGTTCCTGTACCCCAGCCATAGCCTCCTACTTCTTGAGCAGGTCCGACAGGTACATAACATAAAGCTGAAGCAGATCCTGAATTACTGAGTGGAGTTCCTGACTCCGCATCAGCCATAGTAATAGTAATAGTGGTAGAGGTTGGTGCAGACGTCACCATAAATTTTATATCTTCAAAGGAAGCATCAGTATAAGTTGATCCTACAGCTGTTACTCCACTGACTCCATCAAACATTAAAACGTCATCGTCTTGAAGATTATGTGGACTTGGAAAAGTAACCGTGACCGCTGTCTGTGAAGAGGTGCTGGTAAAATCACAGCCTGCTATTGTTACTCGTATGGGATGGATGTCGTAATATTGTCCACCTGAGTAGACGTATAAAATTCTGTTAGTTCCTATAGCAGAGTATTTAATACCTGCATTATCATCCCAGTGGTGAAGAGCTCGAGCAGCTCCTGTGAGTTTATCTTCCCCTAATTGGTCCCAACCACCAAGTTTTTCAGGAGATCCATACCTAAAACGTACATTATCCCCACCCGTCCACTGTGCCTCAGCACCGGTCGGCGTTACTTGTTTATTGAATCCTGGTAAAAAATTAACTTTTTGTAGCATAGTTATCCTAGTTTAGGATTTTATACTACATGATTCAGCTTATATCAATGTGATTAAAATCAACTATATAAAGCGTAAGAAAGAGTTATTCTTGGTGTTAATCCCATAGCTTTGTGGGTGGTCCCCTCAGGAATAACTAATAAATCTCCTGGATTTAATTCAAAAAGTTCTGTCCCCAGCTTATAGATAGTTTTTCCTGTCAAATTTAAAATGATTACTTTGTAATCATCCACATGAGTAATACTAGATGAGCCCGACACCAGAGAAAAGAAGATGTCTAAATCACTTTTTCGACCGGTAGAATTAAATTCTTGTTCAAGCTTCTGGTAAATAGGATAGAAATCAGGAGTGTGGTGGACACCTCTTACTTGATAGACGGATTGAAGAATATAATCATTAAGATAATTACTGGAAATCTTTGTTTCTAAATTATATTTATCTAAGAAAAGAGAAAGTTTATTAAAATCAAATTCTTTATCTTTAAAAGTAGAAAAGTTTTTATAGAATAGCTGTTCTTTTTTAGTCATTAGTATAAATATCAGCCATAGGCTCCGTAGGAACACCTTCTTTTTTCTGACAAAAGGTAGCCGGTAATCCTAGATGAGGTCTTCGGTCATACCTATTAGCTTCTGCTATCTTACTTCCTTTTTTATTATAATGAAAAAATACTTGAATACATTTTTCTTTAAGCAAAGGTTCTCTCCAGTGTTCTAAATCACACCCAGAATAAACTAACATGTCTCCTCTATTTAAATTTATTTTAACTCCAGGTGGAGGATCTTTCTTAAGAACGACTTA